CTGCTGTGCCGTTAAAGTTAACCCACGCCCGGCAACCAAATGCAGTGGCGACCGAGCCGTAGCCGGAGTTGAATTGAAACCCGCCGGAGTCTCGTATAGCAACTCGAGCTGTAGCGGATGCGCCGGTCCCGATAATCACATCGCCTGCATTGTCGACTGTAATTCGCCCTCGTTCGCCGCTCGTAACGTTCGTAAAAAACATAAAAGTGGAATTGGTTCCGCTGCCTTTTGCTTGGAAAGCAGCATAACCAGAAGTTCCAGCAGCAGAAACAATACAGTTGGTGTCGACAACCTCCAGTTTTGCACCCGGATTAGTTAACCCAATCCCGACGTTGCCTGCGGCGGTGACATGGATTCGAGTTGTATTGTTAGTGGTGATTTCCAGTGGTACGTTTGCCACTGGCCCGATAACAGTTATTGGACCGGCGGTAGTTCGAACAGCGAAATCATTCCCGCCGGTTGCATCGCGTACCCTAAAATTTGCCCCGGCCTTGTCTATTTCTAGTGTGTACCCCGGCGAACTCGTCCCAATCCCGACGTTGCCTGCGGAAGTGATCCGCATTTTCTCTGTGGCGTTGGTGTCAAAAATAAGTGATTGATTTGCCTGCTGTGAAATACGGGCAGCAGTATTCAACAAAAACCGCAATTGCGTTTCGTTGGTGCTATCACCAGAAATGTCTGTTGCAACAAAACCCGCACCTGCAACATGAAGTTTTGCTGATGGCGAACTCGTCCCAATCCCCACATTACCGCTGGAGTCGATACGCATGCGTTCGGTGCCAGCGCTTCCTGTCGTAAACGCCAAATAGTTTGCCGCATCAGAATAAATACGCGCTGTTTCTGTACCATTTACAGCAAAAAAGCTATATGCCCTATCACCAGTTGCGGCATCCGCATAAAATCCAGCATATCCGCTTGAAGCAGTAGACCTAATGACGTTGTTTGTACCTAAAACTTCAAGTTTTGATGCTGGCGAACTCGTCCCAATCCCGACGTTCCCCGACGTATCAATCCGCATGCGTTCTACCGCACTTCTAACCGTAGTCCCACTTGCACCAGAGGCAGCAGTAGAGAATATAATCGGCCCACCAACGCCGGAACCTGTACTTGCGCCGCCACGGATGGTCAATGATGCACCAGCGATGTCAGTGCCGGTGCCACCAGTGGCTGAGAGAATGCCGTTTGCTGGAGAGGCCGCAGTTTCGCCGTTACCGATGAGGACTGTGCCTGCGGCGGTGATCCGCATTTGCTCTGTTACCGCGCTGCCAGTCCACTTGGATATGGAAAAGTATTGCCCAGAACCAATAGTCTGGCCCCAGACTAAATTTGTCTCAGAATTGCCGCTGGAGAAATTTGATCCTATAGCTAGCCCTGTCGTCAAAACTGCGGAAGGGTTTTGGCTGCCAACATTTCCTGCAATTAAATAAGCCCAATTATTAGCTGACTGAGACCCAGTTCCTGTAACTTGCAATATTCCTGCCGGATTATTTGTCCCAATCCCGACGTTCCCCGACGTATCGATCCGCACCCGCTCGGAGCCGCCGGTGTAGAAGGTCATGGGGAGGTAGGAGCCAGTGCCTGTGATTGTTGATTCCACTCGTGCGTCAAGAGATGTTGCTGTTAGCCGCGCAGCAGAAGCGTTAGTTGGATTACTATTGTTATACGCAGCAAGATTGCAAGTTGTTCCGGCTCCATTTGGAATAGCTTCAACACGAGTAGCACCATCTGTTGTGCTTGATTGAAACATCAAACGATCAGCAATCGTCGCGTTGCTGAAGTCGCCGGTGATGCGGCGGGCAGCGCCGGTGAAGTTGAGATCAACATCAAGTACCATTAGCGAGTCAGTCGACCTCAACACCGGCGTACCGGCGACCGAGAGCCCAATCTGCCCGACGGCGGCCAAGTACATCCCGGTGTCGGTGTCCGACGCAAAAGTGTACGGCGGTGCTGCGGCAGAACCGCTGGCTGCGAGTATCTGCGAGAGGCTGAGTGAGTTGGAGATGTTGTCGACGGTCCAAATCGTGGCGTCCGACGCATCGGTCAGCACAAATTTGTAAGACGTCGCCGACAGCCAGACGTTAGCCTCGCCGCGAGAGTCCAGAATGATCGGGTTCGTGTTGGGCGTGGTAGCGGTTGCGTCCGTGTAGGTCGTTTGCGGCGTGGTCGTGCCAGCCGCGTAGGTGAACAGTTTGCCTCCGACCAGCGGATTGCCGTTGTTGTCGAAGAACTGAAGCTTTGGAACTGCGGACAGGTTGGCGCTCATAGCGAAACCTCAAAAACAGTCAGAATAGCCGATGGGATGGCCGGACAAAAGGCGGTGGCTGCTTCGGCCAGCAACTGGACGTTGGTGTTGGACACCGCCCACATAAGCTCAAAGTAACTGCTGCCCTGCATATCCAGCATGAAATTCCACGCCAGCACTTTTTCATCGTTGTTGTCTTTGACACGGACGCGACTAGCGGAGTCCGGGATGTCGATGCCGTTGATACGCGGCCAAACATACACGAGGCTGTTAGAGCCAGACGTCTTGTCGACTTGCAGCGAGAACTCGAAGTTGTAGGTCGAGGTGTCCGGAACAATAATTCTTGAAGTAGGGGTGCCACGGTTGATACCAAACGATGACGCCGTGTTGTTGAACGTGACAGCATACGCCGTGTTGGTGCTCGCTGCGGTCTGCGTTGTGGTGTCAAAGAACGCCCCGTGACGCGGCTTGCGGTTGAAGAACCGATACCACTCCCTTGACATGATGTCTTGGTCAGGCACCAGCAACGGCACTCGCTGCGCGGGAATGCGGAATGGCTGCGGGCTAGGCATTGGTCAATCCCGCTTGCAGTTCAGCGCCCATGATGGCGATCTTTACCGGATCGGTCCCGCTGATCTCGTACACCCGGTCGCGCAGCTTCAACGTCATGCCCAGACGGCGCCAGATCACCCGCTGGCCGGTCTCGCCGATGGCGCCCATTGAGCGCCAGTACTCGTTTGACCAAGTGTGGCCGCCGTCATCTGACCAGCGAAGCATGACTTGCGGGTCGGATCCTTGGCCAGTAGAGAGTCCCACGCCCGCCTGGCAGTCGAGCTGCAAGCTGTGTTGAGCGGTTCGCCTGAGCGTGTTTTGGCCGGTCGGCAGCGCCCGCCACGAACGCAGCCACCGCTGAGTGTCGCCGTCGTCTGCGTAGGTGTCAAGGTCGAGCTCGTAGAGCTTGCCGTTGATGTAGTCGCCTACGATGATCTTGCCGTTGTAGCCCGCCATGCAGTTGGCGCGGTGCCGAGTAAAGGCGCTCGCCACCCAGCCGGCGCGCTCGTGCCAGCGCCCGGTTGCAAGGTCAAACACCCAAGTCTTGCCGGCGGTCGGGAAGGTCAGGATGTAGAACTGATGGCCGTCCTGCTGGTACGTCATCGAAATCGCGTCGTCGATTCGGTCGTAGGACTGAATGGCGTACTCAATCGCGTGAGTGCTGATGCGCGTGCCGATGTAGCCGTTCGAGACGTAGACGATGCCTTGGCCCTGCGCGTTGCGGCCAAGCCAGAACACCTGGTTGGCAAGCTTCTGAACCGAATACTGCGCGGCGCACCCCAACTCGTTGAAGGCGCCTGCGATGCGCTCAAGCGGGAAGTCAGGTCCGCCTGCGTTGTACCAGACCTCGGTGGTGAACGTGCCAAAGACCCACACCTCCCGATTGCTGACAAGTACGGCCAGAATGTCATCCGGTGCGCCTTCGGCGCTGGCGAAATCCAAAGGATCGACAGAAGTGCCGTCCAGCAGTTCGGTCACCCACAGCTTCTGACTGTTGGGCTCGCTGAAGACAAAATAGCCGTCCAAGTAGCCTACAGAGGAGGCGCCGGGAAAGTCCGGGTCTGTGATTTCGGCAAACGCATTCGTGCTGTTGTTGTAGATGTACCCGGTGCCTGCCGGGTCGCCGCAAGCCAGGAACAACTGCACGCCGTTGTCGGCCATCGTGACCTGACCCGTGCCGACGTCAGACGTCACCGTGCCGCGCAGGGTGGCCGCGTAATTGGCGTCTAGTTCCCAAAGCTTGGTCTCAGAGTAGGGCAGCGTGGCGGGCGATTCAGCCGTCACAACGTAGAGCTTGCCGCCATAGACGTGCAGACCCCTGATCGAACCGTTATCGAGCGCCGGGGTCGGCACGCCGCTTACGGTCGGCACGATAGGCTTTAACCCTGGGGCGCGCTGCAAGAACGCAGGCTCCTTGCCGCCTTCTGCAATCACCTCGGGAAAGAGGTTCACGCAGCGGTCGTTTGCAGCATTGATGCTGCGCGCGACATAGGACGCGCCAAGGATGGGGGTCTTCATCAGTACCCGCCGGTGAAGATATTGAAGCGGGCGGTGCGGCGCACGACGAGGCTGTACGGCATGGCCAGCAGGTCGTCAGGGTTGTTGATGCGCTTCAGGTTGCGCTTGGACACCATAGCGATCCGCTGCACCTGTAGCGAGGGCTCAACGCCGAACTCCGGCGCAATCTCGCAGGCCAGGTTGTACCGAAACGCTCGCAGATAGCCGGGCGGCAACGCCAAGACGGTGTTCAGCGTGGCGGGCTGATCAAGCTGTTCGACCGATACCAGATGGAATTCCAGCGCCTTCGCAGGTCGCGGGAACAGGTACATCTCGATGTTCGGGTAGGTCATGTTGACCCACATCGTTTGCGGGTAGGTGCTGCCCGCAGTCTTGAGCGCAATCGAGTTGTACTGGTCTTGGTTCAGAAAGGTGATCTGATACGAGATCCCGTTGTCAGTATCCTTGAAGTAGGTGCTGTCGTCCAGCAGGATAGGCCGCGTGCCAACGAAATCGCCGGTCGGACCAAAGGTGCGATTGATGGTTTGCGAAGGCCAAGTGAACACATCGTCGCGGGTGGAAAACACCGACAGCCGCTCAGTGTTCCAACTGTCGATCATCTGATTCATGGCGGCAAGCGCGTCCGCCGACGTGTTAGCTGACGGCGTCTCGCCTTCAGCCAGCATTCCTATGAGGCGCAGCGATCCATTGATGATATCACCGGCGGATGTCGACATCAGAACTCTCCCTGCGACGGCGCGGGCGCAACTCGTTTACCGGCTCCGGTGCCGGTTGCTCGCCCAGAGTATACCGCTCCCAGCCGTGTTTTTCATCATGCTCGGCCTCAAGCTCAAGCGTGGCGACTTTCTCGCCGTGGACCGGGTGTCTCAGGTAAATGAGTGGCATAAGTGTAGGGCGGGGGCCGTAACCCCCGCTGGTTATCAAGCAGCCGCCATAATGACCCAGTTGGTGCCGTCTTCGCAGACCAGCGTTGCAAACTTGCCAGCGGTGGCGGCCAAGATGGCCGTGCCCGCCGTGCCAGAGTTCAACGGCTTGACGTTAGACGACGCCGAGATCACCGTGTAAGTGCCCGACAGGTTTTTGATGGTGACGGTCCGACCGATGTAGTCAGCCCCGCTGGGCAACGTCACGGAGACGTTGGCAGCCGAGCCGTTACAGATCACATAGTTCTCCTCGTCGCCCAGCGTGAAACTGGCGGTCTTACTAACTGGAGCGTTGAGGTAGAGCGCTGTAAGAGCAGGGTCGGAGTACGCCACGCCAACGGATTTGTTATTAGACATGACGTAACTCCTTTAGGCGATCTTGTAGACCGTGTAAGCGCCTTCTGCGGTCTTGCGGAACCGGAACGCTGCGCTCGAGGTGACGGCCACCGCAACGAAGGCGTTGCCGCCGTCGGTGAGGCCAGTCGCCGTAGCCAGCGTGACGGCGCCGCTCGACGTACCGATGTTGACCAAGTTCAGATCAAACGTGCTGCCAACAGTAGCGTTGGGCAGCGCCGCGTCGATCAGAGCAGCGGTCGGCAGCGTGTAGGTCGCAGCAGAGG